CTACCTCCCCTGACAAATATCTAATACTTTCCGGCATGTATCGAATCGATCAGCACCGGCGATACATACAGCATTTGCAGTTGGTTTGGTCGCACTGCCAACGATATATACGTTTTGCGCTGCAGCCAAGGTATCAGCAGCAACAGAACTGAGATTATCTACCGGCGCATTAAAATGATCGGCCAGGTACCCGGCAGCCCGCTCATCGGGACCAGGGTTACATAAAATAAGATTTTTCATGGTCTTTTCTCCCTTACTTTCTTTATAGTAACCAGTGGCCTTTGTAAATCCTTCATAGATTCCCTTTGCAACCAGATTATCGAAGCTACTTTGATTCATCAGATTTTCTTCTGCTGGATTAGAAATAAAGCCTGCTTCAACCAAAATCGCAGGGGCGTTTGTTTCTCTGGTAGCATGTAAGTTTTTTATTTCTGCCCCACGATCTGTTAGGCCGGTTGCGGCCACCAGCTCAGCCTGTACAGATTTGGCGATTTTTTCGGCCATACCTCCAGCGGCCTGATAGCATGTTTCTATACCATGCGCGGATCGGTCAGCAACGGCATTGCAATGCACAGAAATAAAATAATCGGCTCCCCAGGCATCAGAACCCTCACTGACATCCCAAAGGTCTCCATCCTGTAGATATTGCACTTCCCAACCTGCGGCCAGAAAAAGATCCTTGAGTATTACTCCAACCTGGTCAGCCTGAATATATTCCTTCAGGCCTCCAGCTCCGATGGCTCCGGGATCTAATGTACCGTTGTTTTTCTTTCCGTGTCCAGGATTGATTGTTATCCTTGGCAATGTAATCACTCTCCTTTCTCCTGTAGCTGGACTAGAACCTTCTTAATTTTTTCCGGAAACGGCACCCCCAAGATTCCGAAGTTCTCAACAATTGATAATCCCTCCCGGGCAATATAAAAATAAAGAGCCAGCATCCGGAAAATCGGCTCTTTATTACCTATCAGCTGATCCAACATGACTGCGATCGCAATGACCACAATTATGATCCCTTTCCTGATCCCGCCCCAGAACATAATTTCGCTATTTACCTTTTTGGTTTTTACTGCTCCCAGGAACCCTGTGATGTAATCAATGATCATAAATGCGATGAGTACCTGCAGAGCTACATCCCACCCTCCCAGCCAATAACTTATGAATGTTCCGACCGCGGCCACGATCGCACTGAAACTATACTCTTTTCCCAATGATTCTCGCCCTCCTTTTTTATGTATAAAAAATAACGCCATCGCCTGGCGTGAAAAAAGACAGGATTGTAATTTCCTGCCATCGTTGGTAATATGAAATTAGAAGTTTATGAAATAGATATTTTGTGGGAGGAATTAAGTTGAGTATAGGCGCTTATATAGGAACTTTTTTAGGGGTTTTTTTTGGTGATTTCATTGGTTCAGCGATAATTTATTTCTTTAGCTTCATAATTGCAAAGAGATTTAAAAAGAAAACACTCGCCCTATACTGCTTCGGAATAGGAATAGCGTTGATACTTATTCTTTTATTAGATTCTAATTTGATAAACTTAATAGCTTTTGTAATTGGCTTTACCATTATAGAAAGGGTTCATTCTTACAAAATCAAGAAGAAATCCAGAGAAGAATATGAAGAAGATGTAAGCGAGGGTGTTTAACCCCCGCTTTTATTTTAGAATGGCTGTTTCTTTATTATCCTATTGTATATGTTAGATATTTTGTCATGCACAACGTGATCATTTGCAAGAGAATATAATATATACGCTCCAACAACAAGTAAAGCAATTAAGCCACCGCCAGCAGCTTCAGGATCTGAACCAAACATCTCCCCCACCTCAAAACCATTATATGACAGCTACTCTTTCTTGTATAGCAAATTTTTAAAAAGCTGCTTTTGCTGGAAGGTTAAGTCTGCATTTGAGTTAATACTCTTTATTTCTTCAGACTTCTTTTTCAATGGTTTGAGAAGCTGAATTTGATTATAGACAGCCTGCGGATCTACTCCCCTCTGAGCCATAGTTTCTACTACTTGCGTTTGTTTTGGTGTCAACGGTGTGCGGGTGTTATCATAATACTCTCGCGCTTCTGGGAATGAATACTGGCCAAACAACGCTGCTCTTAGCTTATTACCAGGTGAATCTTCGACTGGGTATACTAACTGTTCTCCTTCGGCAGAATCCTTATATTTTCCGGGAACAATGCTATTTTGGAATATTTCCATTCCCTCTATCGTTTTCTTGATCTGCCCAGCCCCTGTCGGCAAAATGAGTTTAGGTATTTTAGATAATTCCTTTTCAGAATTGGTCGTTCCACTAAAAGCATTGATGGGGTTTGGTAAAGATTCTGTGAGGGGAATTCTTCCTCCTTGAGAAGTTACCATAGATGCGAAGGGAAGTTGGTTAGCCACGTTCTCTATCAATTTCTTATTAGCTTCCTGATCCGTTACCTCTGGATTGTTATAGTCCTCATACGCCTGCAGAACTACCCCTATCGGATCAAACGCCGGTCTCCTGCCCACCGCTTGAGCATACAGATTATTAAATAGATACCCAAATAAGAATACCTGGGCAATCGCTGAGGCTGCAGCTGCTTTTGATTCTGCACTCCTGGGGATATCCTTAAAGATAAAGGACAGCTGGTTATTTACCTCAGTTTGGAACTGGGTAATTGCACCCATTAAGCCCTTTTTATTAAAGATGTTTGCTTGTGCTCCTATTGACCTATCGGCCATGAGTCTTACTCCCCAGTTATCAGCCTGTTTTAGTGCAGCTTCAGGAGAAAGCCCTTTTTCAATAAGCTCATTGTATTTCCCCCGGACAATGGTTTGTGCGACGAATTTATCGACTACTCCGAATATCCAGAATCCCGCATCACGAGCTTTCCCATATCCGGCCCCGACATTCCCCAGGACTTTCGCAGGAACCTTTAAGTCATTTCTGGTTGTCCACAGCTTTACAGATAACGGATCGCTTCCAAAACGTCGAGTTAGGAAATCTGATCTGTCGATGAATCCATCATTTTTGAACACGCTGCCCAGGGTTTCCATCATCCCTTTTACAAAGGCCTGCTTATTTGTTGTTGCCAGACTCTGCGTTAAGGGAATAAAGTTTGTCAAAGCAGACGAGACATTAAAGCCGATTGCATTGGCCCCAACTTGCCGTTTTAAGACTTCCGCCGCGCGGTATACACCTCTACCAATATCCGATTCCATACCCCTATCAGACAAGGATTTTTTACCGGCTAGGTTGTTGGTGTACTCCCTGAGGTTTACTACAAAATTGCTAAGCTGCCTACTCCCCTCACCGTACTTCTTCCTTATCGCGCTTTCTAAGCCTCTGAGACGCTGGATATCATCCGTTAGATAGATGACTTTGCTTATACCGTCAAGATACTTATCAATACCGGCCATGGCGTCCAGGGATGTTTCATTGCCGGTTCTGCGAAGAGCAGATGCAAAGAAGCTTTTACCCGGTGTGAAGTCGGCGGTGAGCCCGTTAATATCTGTTGGGAGCTTGTTATTTGGAATCCCAAACATATCAAGCTTATCGGATATCTCCTGGAAATGCATAAAGTAATCATCTCTTTTAGGAATCGGATCATAACCGTTCCTCTCTAAGACTTCATTCGCCATCTCAAGATACTTATTGTATTTTTCTCTAAGCACCGTATTTGCCTTGATGATATTCTCCCAATTAGCTGTTTGGTTTTTCAGCTCTTCCAGTGAAATTCGATTTTCCCCAAACTCCATGAGTAATTGGCTGTCCTTGCTCCTTGGTTTGATGTTAAGCTGTTTTAAATCGCTGCGCTCTGTGTTTAAGAACCGCGTCATGTCAGCCACACTCTTTTGTCGTGGTTCAACATAGGTTTTAATCAATTCCGGAGCATCGGCACCAGCGATATCCTCAAGGTTCCGCTCCAGGGTTTCCCGGTTGTAAGAAAGCATCGACTTATCTTTCCAGTTATCAGAATTCGCAAGTAGTCTTTCCTCAATCGGGGTTTCTTTCTGCGCGACGTCTGTAAGTTTTTTCAATTCTTCAGTCGGATCATTGTCAAAGACAAAAGCTCTATTCGTTTTTGAATAGAACCCGCCAAGTCTCTGCATCTCCGGTTTCAGAAGAGCCATATTCTTTTGTGTAAGCCGCCCTGTTGGCCGTGCTTCCCAAATTGGTATCTGAGTTGCCCGATTGAATTTACTGGTTATTTTTAACTCCGGCAATAAACTCGCTGCAGTCTGTTCCACGGCTTGAGGGGTTAGCGCAAATGGTATCTGTTTTGGAGCTACAGGAGTGATAGTCTTTATACTTGCTACCCCTGGGCCTACTTGCTGATATCCCTGCTGAGTCTCAAAAGGTTTCGGTGGCCGGAGTAGTTTCCCGGCTGCTTCACTCTTCCCCATCCAGGTATTAGGCTGAGCGTTTTGGAATACCGAATCTCTTAATGATCCTGATTCACCAGAGACAACAGCATCCAGCAAATCCCCGGATTTAACTAAATCACTAATTTGCTGTTTAACACTGCTATCGCCTATCAGAATAACGTTTCTTCCACCATGCTCAATAGCCTGGTTTCTTAGGAAGTTTCTGAAATTATTATCTGCAGTGTTTTTGATCATTCCATTGTTGATTTCCATTATGCCGCGAATATTGTTCTGGGAATCAACAAAAAAAGCAGTAGACATATTCTTGTCTAACTGCACCTGTTTTGCGACCTTTGCCAATGTATCCGAACTGTTAATCGCTGTCCCTAGGAGCGGATGCGGCACAGAAGGATTGTATAGGATATCTTTTCCCAGAGTTAACGGCACATCTTCGTTACCCGATAAAGCTATTTGTCCATTATTAACTACGGGGTACATCTCTGTATATTTATTTGAGTTAATTATGATGTGACCTTTAAAACCCGGTACAGTGTTTGCGTAATAGCTGGTCGCATTGATGTCTGCTTGGGAAGGTTTAACCGTTTTTCCGGGATGGTTATGCAACAGATAATAGCCATCTGCTTTAACTCGTCCCATTTTGTTTTTCAAATACTTAACAAAGCCTTCTTTGTCACCAACAAAAACAGCAGCACTGCCGGGCATTCTTGAAGATATCGCTTCAGTGCCTACAACAGTGCCATTATTCGTATATACTATTCTGAATGTCTCAAACCTCGGATCTCGGTAAACCTGGGATAACGTTGCCAAATCTTTTACATCATTAAACTTATTCCCGGCCAAGTTTACTTTTCCTGTGTTAATAAGATCATTGGAGAAAGCCTTACCTACTGTTTTGAAGGGTTTTTGACTTTGTATGGCTTCTGAATTCCCCCGCAGGTTGTTAAGGGTGTTTCCGGCTTGATTTCCTCCGGCGTGTAAATCTTCGGTTTTTTTGAGGTCTGTGATTGCTTGCGTGGCATTGTCAATCATCTCCCGATCGGCGTTAACGCCATCATAATATTTGGATATTTGACCTTTAATATCGTCAATATTATTGTATTGCGATTTATATACGCTGTCAACTTTTGGAACCTTGGGCTGATCAACCTTAGACACGATTGCATTCTTATAGGCGTTTTTAATATCATCCAATGCTATTTGAGAATTTGCGAAAGATTTTTCAGCTTTATTTGCGGCCATGTTGCCTAACTTTCCAAAGAGCAGCCCTCCAGCACCGCCAAGTAGCATTCCTGCCCCTGCCTGTTTTGCAACATCCTGCGCCGATTCCCCACTTAAAACACCCTGCGCCGTACCAAGTATACCACCGGTAATTCCTTGTGATATTCCCTCTCTTATAACAGGATTTAATACTGTCTTAGCTTTTAATAAATTGCTACCAATATTTAACCCCATTAATGGCACATCACCGGCAAAAGATCCTGCTATTCCGGCTATTTTCCCTGCGGTAGTTTGCGGTACATATGCTTCTGGTTCTTTTGGCCTGCCATAAGGCAACTGACCTTTTTCTTCTGCTTTTTTGTAAGAAACGTCTGCAATCTTATTGGCAAATGCATTTAACCCAAGTCCTATGATTGAGTTTGACTCAGATGATTGACCGGCGGCCGCACTTCCAAAAGACTGAATGACATCACTATTTCTGATTTCATCAATCACCGGTAAATATAAGGAGTCCGTGCCTATTCTTCTACGGGGAATAAAAAGGTTTCTTAACTTATCGCCGAAGGTTGGATTATACTGTGTCAGAGTTGTATTCGGGACAAAAGGCAGCGTGCTGGATTGGTCCTTTACCTCGGTCTGTTTTGTTTGGGTAGACGCTTTGACCGAAGTCACTTTTTTAGCAGGCTCAGCTACTTTCACTTTTTTCGGCTGCTCAAAATTAAAATACTTCCCGCTTGAGCTCGAAGATGATACGGTATCATTATTCTTTTCATTACCAAAATTGAAGTAACCCAAAATATCATCTCCTAATTTCCAAATAGTCCACCAAACATCGTTCCATGGGTTAATTTATACAAAGGTGAAGATTCATCCCATGCTTTTTGGTTCGTAGCTGTTGCCGCTGCCTGTTGCTCATCACTCGTTTGTATGCCTTCAAGCCAATTGTTAATGGTTGTCATATTCACGCCGCCAGCGACGAGGCTAGACATGTTCTGCTGGATCTGAGACTGGATTTGTGCTCTCGAATAACCGGCATCGACCGCAGCCTGAAGTTCTGAAAGTGCGCTTGCCGTAGCGTTATTTGATTTCTGTGTTTGGGTCAGGCTTGTTCCCGAACTCCCAGAGCTACTCTTTGCTGCTGCCAGCTGGGCATAATTCAAAGCCAGATTCTGCGACGCTTCTTTTGCCGCTTGTGTCGGCTGGCCATTATACATCCCAAGTAACTGCGCCAATTGCAAGCCATAATTTTTGCTGTCCTGGTCGGCTTGATAATTGAAGCTCTGCTGATACTGCGCATTGGAGATCGCATCTTTTAACCGTTGATAATTGGCCTCCTGAATACGATTTGATTCAGCCGTCAATGCCTGGAGCTTCTCCGCTGCATTCTGGGCAACGATCTGAGCTTCCTGGAGGCTTCCGCTGGCTTCCAGATCGGCTATAGCTTTATTTGCCTGATCAATTACCTGCTGCTGTTGAGCATTTAAAGTATTGATGTCGTTCTGCGTGGCCGTATTAACCTGCGTTTCCTCGGTACGGTTTACGCCTCCCTGCTGGCCGTTATTGGCGAGCATTTCTCGGAGCGTGCCAAGGTTTTTGTATCCGTTGTAACTGGCCTGATCTCTTAAAGGCTGGTACTGGGACGGTGCATTACTAATGATGTTTTGCTGACTGGCTTTATTCGTTGCAATTGCCTGTTTCAGCTGCGCCAATTCAGCCTGTTTCTGCTGTTCATACATCTGGGAAATCTGATCAGAGTTGTCTTTTTGGGATGAGTTGAGAAGAGCTCTGAGAGTATCATTATTAGATTGCTGGTTAAACAAAACGTTGGTTTCGTTCCTGTCTTTCCCGGTTAAGGCAGTTGCACCGTTTAGGTTTACGCCGGTTGCATTGCCTAAATAATAATCTCCGGCTTTCATTTGAGTGCCGGAGTTGTAAAGTTGTACGTCTGCATATGGATTAGACTGTATTGCTTTGTCATAGTCTATTTTTGTAGCGTAGTAGGTCAAATTTGATCACCCCTTTCGAAGTAATAAAAATACCCCTATTCGGGGTTGGCTATATCGTCTTGACTCCATTATGAGGTTAATTTTTTAAGCATATCGTAAATATCGCTTAATCTGTCATTCGTGTCATTCAAATATTCTATAACATCTTTCACGGTCAAGTTTGCTTTTACACTTTGCTTACGTTCATTTATGCGCTGTTCTCTCAATGTTTTTTCACTTTTTGGCACCATGATCTTTTTAGGCTGCAGCAACGACTATCACCTCGTTTTCCACACCTTGATTAACCGTTTTAACTTCGACGGACGGCTCTTCTGTTACCACCTCGATATGTGCAATCCCACCATCAGGAGTTAAGGTTTCCATTATACCCCCTACATCAACGCTAATTTGGTTATTATTCAACGAATCATCTTCATAAAGGCCTGCCTCTAAATTAAATTTTTGCCATTGAAAAGAGACGACTGCGCCATTAGCGGAAATGGAAATTTTTTTGCTGTAGCCAACATACTCTTCGATAATAGCCGTTTGCACCTGGGTGCTAATTTCCTTTTTTAAATAAATCGGCTCACCCTTCTGTATAAACAAAATACTCCCTCCTTTATTTCAATCCATAAGCTATTAAGCCATTGATAGTGTTTTGGGAAGATTGCTGGTAACTAAACAAAACCTGTAGCGATTTTTTAAAAGGCTTATTCATTTGAAGGTTAATACCCCCTGGACTGTTTGCCCAGTTCCCAGAACACCCATACAGAATTTGCGTTCCATCAATAAGAATTTGTATATAGGGGTTCGTGGAAGGGTTCACGATAATATTAGACAGAAAGCCTTCACCAGTTACCGACAAGAACTCAACCAAAGAGCCGGTCAAAGTTCCACTTAATATTGTCACTTGCGGGGATAATTTTTTAATATCCATTTTTCAAACCATCCTTCAGTCAAGTAATAAGGTCCAGCCTAAATCTAATGAATAGGTGCTTGTGGGGTTTTGGGCATAAACTTGAAATGATGAATTGAACCTTACTAAACCATTAAACAGAATCTTAGTGCTATCTAAGCTTTTATATTGAACCCCATCAATTACAAATCTCCATCTTGTGTCACTTCCTGCCCCAAAAGCACCGATACAATAAAGAATGCCTTTGCCTGTGACAGAATAAACTAGGGATTCAGAACCTACAGCCGGTGCATATCCTTGGTAATTAACAACATAGGTACCCTTCTCAAAATCAAATAAATTACCGCCTTTTTTATCCGATAAAGGTCTTACAAAGCCTACGTCAAAATTTCTTCCCATTTTAATAATCCCCACCCATGCCTGTTATTGCATATCCGGCAGCGACAGTAGTACCAAGGCTAACATATATTTTTTGCCCGGCTTTAAGTACTGGCGGCAGAACCCCACTTCCAGCACCATCGTAATTTATCGGTAATAAAATTACATCGGATGCCTGGGAAACATCTGTAGCCGAAGCCGTCGAAGCAGAAAGTTTTACTTCATAAACTAAAGAAAAATTGGCGGCGGCAGTTCCAAGGCCGTCATTGAAAAATACTCTTAAAACAGTTTGAACGTTTGTCCCTAAAGCCCTAACCTTAATTCCATCCATTCTTGTTCCCTCGGCGCCTCCGGTCATAAGTACCTGTCCTGCTGTGGTAGGAGCCGTTAGGCTTGCGTCCGCTGTTGTTAATGTTACTTTCCCGATTTGCGGGACTTGAGGATAAGGAATATCAAATGTTTTTGCCATTATAAAGCACCCCCTATATTTCTATAAGCATATAATTTGGCTGCCACTGGTTTTTTTGAAGTTATTACACCATTTGCATCAGCAGTGATAGTAGTTCCATCGGGCTGAACGTGTGCCAAATGACTTGATGTTGCCTTATCCGCTAAATGCAATATTAAGGTATCTTTTATTTGCCCAGCTATATTACTGAGCATTGTATCTGTAACTGTTCCCGGCAAAATTGTCCCTGCCTGTGCAGCCTGTGCAATAGACAATAAATTTGCGATTTGAGTATAGACTGTATTTCCTGCAATTCCTGGTATTGTAGGGCTCGCAATTTCCTCTGAACCACTTGAGCCTAAAACTGTGGAATGTAACGTTAAAAGCAAAACATCATTTATAAAATCCCTTATTTGATCTGGTATTCCTTGAATTACACCCCGGAGCACCGCTTCATTGGCCGGATCTGTAGGAGCATAGGCCGGATCTCTTAGCCCATTTGTTGGTGAAAAATTCATATTAGATATAGTCAAGGTAACACCCCCTATTTCACTTTTCTGTAAAGCATCCAGATTATAGCCAGGTCTAAGATAGAAAGGTTGTGACCGGCTATATCATTGGAGAATTCTACAGCAAAATAAACCGTATTCTTAATCTTTGGCCTCTTGGTTATGGTCCGGGCAAACCGGATAACACGCCAGGTAAACAAATTCCAATGGAAATTATCCCACCGGAAGCTTGCGATGGTATCTTTGGTTGAGTCTTCACGGTCATCTTCATCATAGAAGTATTTCGTCGTGATCGTGGTATAAGTATCGCTCTTTGTTCCGAACCGAAGTTCTAGGATTACCTTCGTCCAATCGAAGTAACTGAAATCAAGCAGCTTGCTTCTCCAGTAGGCTGTGATTGATAATCCGAAATCCTTGTAATTGTTTATGAAATGAACGATCTGGCCTGTGGTTCTGTCACCATAATAGAGATCGTCATTCATCCCGAAGAAGCAGTTGGCGTTGATGTTATCGAACGGGAACCAGGACAGCCGTATTTGGTCGTCATACTGGTTTCCTGTATTGGTATAAGGTGTAATGCTGTAATCCCAAGCCCAGACCTTGGAGCCCACACAAAGCCAGTACATACCGAAGAAATCAATGGACGAGGCGTTTTGCAAGTCCGAAAGAGACTCATTCAAGAGTCCGGGGTTCTGCAGGGTGCCGTTTATGTTTTCACTCAAAGGATTGATGTCCTTTTCAGTTTTCAATGTAGTTGAGGTCAGAATCTGGGCTCCGGAATAGGTATTACACCAGACAAGATGATCATTTATTAGCTGGATGGTATTAGGCATGTCGCAACCCACGGAATCGCTAAGCTGGACCATCGGGAAACTTACATCTGTACCATCAAAAGAATAGGTGACGGAATAAAGGGACTGCTCTTTAAATACGGCCAGGATATCATATTGTTTGCCAAAGCCGGTGATTTTGGTATCATCTACTCCGGCATTGTTGTACTGGTCTTCCGGGAAGTAGGTCGGATCAAGAAGTCCGGAATAGTAATACGTTGTGGTGTCTCCGGCAACAAATACCCTAGAATCGTTATTACCGCCAAAAGTCTCCGTATATTTGCAAGCCATTATTACGGCTTTACCTGCGCTGTCTGTTTTATAAGCCGTGATAACCACATTATCCGTTCCGGTCGCCGGTGCGGTGGTGAACGTAACGACTCCAGTCGTGCGGTTGACCGTGAAGTCTGTTCCTTCGGTTTTCGCGACTCCCCCGATCGTACAGGTTACGGTAGTTGCATCTAGATTGGCTAAGGTTAATGTATAGGCCGTTGCCGATCCGTTTCCGCTAAAGCTGTTTTTGAATCCTGGCTGCAGGCGGTTGTACTGTTCGAGGATGTTCCCACCGCCGGTCGGTGCCCTGCCGGTTACGACTAAGGGAATGTATCCGGTCGGTACTGTAACGGTCGTTCCGTCGTATTGGACATATTCATGGCCGTTAAGGTAGTAAAGAATGCTGGCTCCGGTGTCTTTGTTCTTAAACACAAAAAAACTACCTTTTGAGGCAGTCAGTGAGTTATAGAGCAGCGTTGTTGTTTTAGTGGAATAATCACCTTTATAAAGTCCGGTTCCGCTGTGAATTATTGCATATCCACTGAATTTCTTATAAACCTGCAATATCGGTCCCGGCAGTCCAGACCAGAAGATTTCCTGACCATACCTTTTGGTCAAGGCTCTTTCCTTGAACCACATATTGAGCATATCCGGGCTTTGATTATCTCTAATCCTTTGGGGCAGATCCGTGTAAACTGCGCCGCCATTGAGTTGATTTAGCCGCCATTCGTTGGGGTCCGGGTCTTTTGTAACCGGCATAGCGATTTGTTTAAATGCCATTCCCTTACCCCCTATACATCGTATTCTTTACGGCTTTTGCGCCTTGAGTTTTTGGACTTGTCAGGTTCATGAGCTTGCCCTGGTACATTGAGTAAAGCTTACTCGAAACGGTTTTATTGATTGGGTCATCTATTAAAAGCTGGGAAGCAACATAATAAGGCATGGCCTGCGCTGCCTCTTCATCAATTTCAAAGTTATAGTTATCCGCGACGGAATCCGGGATTGTTGCGGGGTAGGCATAGTAAAAGAAATCTATGTCCCCATCCAGATCGCTTTTGACGGCGTATTTGTTTTTCCCTCTCCAGAGGAAGGGGATCTTTTCAAAGTCTTTTTCTACCTTTACCAGCCTGAAAAAATTAGCTGGCATGGTGTATTCAGTGTAGCTAGTATCGTCCGAAGCTATTTGACTGACCGTATGAATCGCGTCAATGTATTTTGCCGTTGTTGCTATTTCAATCTGTGAGGCATCGAATAGAGCTGGCATCCGAAGGGTGTAATCTAAGACGTTACCTTCGGTCAACGGAGTGATGTTACCGGCGTTTGAATAGCTATTGAGCAGTTTTATTGTCTTATCTCTGGCTTGACCGTAGTTCATTTAGAAACACCCCTTCCCGGATTACATATCAAGGACCATGATTGCGTATGAAGTCCCTGTTGCGTTGGAAATTAAAGATAAAGTCTGTGCTGTGAGGATCTGAGGAAATACCGTATTGGCAGGAACCAGCATGGAATTCGCTGCTGTTGCAGCAACACTGTCGATCGCTTTCTCCTTGAAATAGAGCGGCTGCGCCCCTGTGTTGGCAATCATAAACTTACGGCAGTTAATAGCAACTGTCGCTTCGCTGTTGGTTATGGCAGCGTTGTTGATTATCTCCTTAATCGCGTAGGGTTCAATGTATTTGTACATTATCCAAACCTCCAAATACTTTATTAAAAGTGGAAATGAGGGAGAAAATCTCCCTCTTACGTCCACTCAAGCACGACGGATAAGCACCCACCGGCATAAGATGTTGCAGCACCGGAAGCGAGCTTGGTTGATAAGGAATCACCGGCTGCCAACTGAGCGGCGGCAGTGGTTAAGGCACTGACACTTACATTCGTGTTAGCCGTACTGGTTAAATCAAAGGCAGTTGCAAGCGTAGCAGTTCCTGATCCCGGTGCTGTCCCGGATGGTGTCTTTTCGACTTGCATCGTCCCTGCCTGGCCTGCAACAGTGACATGCCGTTCATAAGCACGAATTACCTTGCAAGGGTATGGGGCTGTCCAAAATAGTCCAGGAATTTGCGCTGCTGCCAAGTTCGGGAACTGTACTTCGAAGCGGCTGCCGGGGATGAATTTTTCATCCGTCAAACCACCGTCTCCGTTCATATCCAGACAAATTCCGTACTTGGAATTGGTCATTTTCTGAGAACTTCTAGGCATGGATTCACATCCTTTCTATGGAAGGGGCTTAAAGCCCCTATTATCACGGATTAGAGAAGATAATTGGACGGGCATCCCCGAAGCCCACGCCGAAGTCAGCATAAGGAACGATTCTGGCAATCAGGGGATTGTCCAGATTGGCTCTTAATACTGTTGGCCGTTCAACGTAGACGATCTTTGCGACCTGCGGAAGTAGGGTTTTGTCGCAGATTGCCCACTGTTTAGCTGTGAATCCGTCAGCACCACCGCCGATGACGATGTATTGCAGACCATAGATAGGGTTTGCACCGTTTTCAGCAGATTCAGGCAATTTTTCCGGAATCAGCTTGCTGTTAGGACCGCAGATTTCTTTGGCCTTCGGTTCGAGTTCAGGAGAAACAAGGAGCAATCCGTTACCGGACATGTCGCACTTGAACGGAAGTCCGTCCGGAGTGACAAAGCGATTCGCCATTGTTTGGGCTGCAGTGATTGCCGATACACTCAAGGTCTGAGTGATCAGGTTGGAGAAGGTACCAGCATCAGGATCAGCGATGCTGTTTCCATTGGCATCTCCCTTAGACGCTACCGGATGATCCGTGGCCGCCCATGTTTTCCCGTCGCCTCCCAGATAACTACCATTTAACGCACGGCCAAACATTCTGAGCGCTGCCAAATATACCGTCATCGCAACAGAATAGGCTGCTCTGGTTCCCGCCTTTTTGGCTTCTCCGGATTTATCGACGTTGGCATAGCGTCTCTGAATGTCGATCGCTCCGGCTTTTTCTTTTGGGTTGATGATAGTCACGAATCCGCGTTTCTGGTTCATGCCTATCAGTTGAGAGCCGTCATAGTCCGGTAACTCGCCATAACCACCAAGACCTTCCAGACGGTAGTCGATTGCTTTGTTGTCATCTTCTTCAACAACCTGCTTGATGATGTTCATGAAGTTCTCGTACTGATAATCGAAGGTCTGCTCGATGAGCGGATACAGGTCATTTTTCCAGGCAGTATTTACGTTTGAAATACCCATCTATTTCACCCTTTCGTATGTTAATCAGTTAATTAGGAGTTCTTATTGCCATGCTGGTGTAGAGCAGGCTCGAACTGGATTGTGTTGCGGTCGGTATCAGAGTTGGCGACACGAACCGGTATGGCTGCGGATGCAGTCAAAACAAGCTTGCTGATACCAGAATCAAAGTTGCCTTTCTGGAATCCAACCGGTGGGAAGATTGCGAAAATGTCCCCTGCCGAGCATCCACCAGTGATGGTTGTCGTGGTGGTCATGGTTCCAGATGCAGCCGTTGAGCCGGTAATCGGGTAAACTGTGCCGACCGGATCCGTGATGGTGCTGCTTGCACCTTTTTGGATGAGCTTCATCTTGCTGCCAACAAAGTCATTATCCGCGAAACCGGCAATGGTTGAGGCAACAAAGGTTGTGGTGGAGCCGCCGGTTGCCGTGACCTGCGGAGCCGGGCATTCATAAATCTGGGTAGGAGCGTCAAACACTTTAATTCTGAGCCCGTTGGCGCGGGGATTCAGCGTGTCTGCGCTGCCGGAATGTGCCTCAGCGGCAATTCCCAAGATAGGGGATGTTTCACCGGCTACGGCCAGAACAACCTTTCCGCTGGAGAGTTTGACAACCTGGTCTAAGGCTACAGCGGTATTGGTTGCAATGTCATATTCTCTCATGGCCGTGACTTGACTGCCGGACTGATCGTATACAACTTTCATGGTTATACCTCCATTATCTGTTCAGCTTATCAGCGAACTGTTGATAAGACATTTTCATTCTGGGATTCTTTCTGTTCCATTCGTCAACGAGATCCATTTGCTCTTTGTTAAGTCCGTGGTTCTTTCCGGGCGGGACTGCTCCCTTGCCGCTTCCCGTGGAGCGTTCCTGTTTGGACTTAACTTTGGCGATGGTATCCGCTTCCGCTTCACCGATGAATTCAACAAAGTCCTCATAGACTTCTTTAAGGGGAATCCCTTTGCCTTTGGCAAAGCGTTTGAACTTTGGATCTTCGGCTAATTCGTCCAGGTCAATATCCGGATAAGCCTCCGTCATTTCTTTGACCTGTTTATTCCAGGCTTCGTCTGCCTGTCTGCGTTGGTCATCCGCCTGTTTTTGGGCTTGGCGTTCACCCTTTAATTGACTGAGTTCATTCTCCAGCTTCTCAATTTTTTGAAGAAGTTGTGGAGAAGTATTGTCTCCCATGGCCTTGGCCTTTTGTTCAAGCTCTTCAAGTTCCTGCTGTCTGGCAATCTCTTCGCGCTGTGTTTTGATGGCCTCACGGATTTCCTTTGCAGTACCTTGATATCCAAAAGCCTGCAGCTCTTCCACAACACCCTTAATTTCATCATGGTCAGTATACTTGCTTCTCTCGCGGCCAAGTCTATCCTCGATTATGCGGTCGAGTTCCGCTTGTTCTTGCTCGTTAAATGTTACTTTGCCGGTTTCGTCAATCATTGATATTTCCTCCCGTTTTTAGCCCGTCGGCTTTTACTTCCAGCCTTCGGCTGTCGTCAATGCCCTCAAACGGAGCATACATAACTTCATGCACATAAACGTCTTTGGAAAGAATTTCTCCTTCTGTTTCTGTGCTTTTGTAGTACTGGCGAATGACTTCAAGGACAACGAAAATTCTTATTCCGTTGTCATCTTCAATGAAGATTGTTTCGCCTGGTTTTGGCTTTTCAGGTAATTGAATTTTCCCAATCTCGATTACCTGATTTTCCACGGAATAATACTTGCAGATTATCCGGTATTCCATTTGGCCCCCTGTTTAAAGTCCTGTCGGACTATGCTTCCCTGTCTTTGCAGGTCGTCAGCCCAATTTTGGCAATAAAAATAAGCCTCTCGGCTTCAAGTATTTTTAGGTTGTTGGGGGATCTTGACTTACTTCAGCAGTTTCTTCCTGCTCAATCCAGTGCCATGTTTCTTCTGTTGGTTCTTCGGAATAACCAGCACTGAGCACATATGATATTCCGTTGTAGTCTTCAAAGAGTTGGAGGTTTACGACTCCTTCTTCTTTGTTTTCCACTTTAACGACAATCGCCGGAACGTGGTCATTGTTCCTAACATAATGAACTATTCTACCTTCGATTAAACCTGTCATTTCACTATCTCCTTTTTATTTATTTGCTTTTTTTTTTTTGGCTTTTTGAGGACCTATGATTTCCTGAAGCTTTGCGAGGTTTCCGTTTGGTGTTTTGCTTTTACCAGGGAGGGCTTTTGTTTTGCTCATCTTCTCACCTCAATTCATTCTTTGTTTAAGGACCTGAACCACCTGATCCGGCTTGGTTAAGTCCTTCCCTCCGTAAAGGTCACAGGCTTTATTCGTGCAGATCATCGGCAGATTATTATAGGCGATTGTTTCTTTGTCCGGAGTATCGTCATTCTCGAAAGTCATTTCCGTGACACCAATTGATAGTGTGCATCCGCATTTAGGACACTGCATGGTAAACTCCACTCCTTAAAGTATTTACTGAGCTCTCACCAGGCTCCCGGTATTGCATGTTTCTGATATGGTAAAAGCCTTGATCTTCGTCTACTAAAAAACCCCTTTTCAGCAAATACCTGTAGGCATATTTCCTTCTGTCGTCTTCCCAGCCGACATGGAGTTCATCCTTTATCCCAAGGCTCTGCGCAAATTCCATGATGAAGTCAAACGCTTTCTTTAGTCCTTCGATTCCGCATCTGCCGGTTATCTTAGCTGGTACTTTTTTACCAAGCCAGAAGTTATTTGCTTCTCTGGTGTTTGAAGAGATATAAAGCCCGACATTCCAAATATGAATCCCGGAGCTATGGCAATGCTTTGAGAAGTACAAATTCATGAATTGCCCATTGCTTAATCTTTCGTGGATTCGATACTCTTTTTTCTTCTTGACGCTGTTCCTAGGAAGCATTCAAATTACCTCCCTGCACCATTTGAGTGAGTATTTCAGGGTTTTCCTGCAAATGGGCCAATTCCTCAGCATCCAGGCCTTGGAGGATTTCAACATATTTTGGGTAGTCTTGCGGATTGATTCCAGCTTTTTGTAATAACTGCTGTATGGCCGGGTTTATTGCTGTTGTCTGCTGAGCGTTTCCAGAAGATTGGGCAGCTTGGTTTGCAAAGTATTCTTCGAGATATTGCTTGATTTCTTTACGGTTTGGCAGCTGCATGATGTCGATCATTTCTTCGACGATTTTGTAATTCTCCTGGGTTATTTTCATATTTGCTATCGTTTCAGTAGCACTCAGGGTAAAGGCTTTGCTGTTTATGACTCCGTCACCGGCCTGAACGACTGCATCAACTTTGGGAAAATAACCGTCTCTTGCATACCTCCCTGAGTTGAATCTAAAGATGACAGGACCTTTGGATCTGTCCATATTCGCCTGGGGAGTCATTTGGTTTGGATCCTGTTGCATGAGCTGACTTGGATCAGGCTCTTTTTCTTCTCCTGTTGCCCCCAGGAAGATGATCCTGTCATCGTCATAAAATTCTAAGGTCGTCCAGTCAATGAGTTCATAGAGCAGTTCAAAGCCAGCTGTCCGGTCGGCTTTCTTAAGGGATTGCCGTCTCTCCCCTTGCTGTCTGAGTTCGACCAAGCCGCCAAGAGTTTTGACGTTTGATGGAGGACTGCCGCCTTGGTTGACATCGTAATTGCCGACGGTTTCTTTGATATGGTCCCGAATGAAGGTGATTGTATCTTTTAAGCCGCCGTTTAGATTTCCAAGCCCTCCAAGCCTGCGGACGTTGTTTATCTGATTGGGCTTGGTTTTCCAAATCGCTCCCGGGACGTTCTCTGCTTCGCTTTCATCAGATAAGGCGTTTTCATCCATGAGGATAATGTCGTTACCCATGAAATTATCATTGAGTATCGTCGTGGCAAGAACTCTATCCGCAGAATCTACAAGCTCAAGAATTGGGTCAAGCTCAGAGCGGTCCCAGAACGACTTATTGATTGGGATTTTGCAGTATTTTACAAAGGGATAAAGCTTGTTTTGCCTGCCGGTGTTGCGCCAGTATTTGGGGATATACCGGATTTCCTTGTTGTCGATGATGATTGAGCAGGCAATGTCGCCGCTTTCCCAGGTTACTGTTTCGGTGATCGTCTTACCATCTACGACATACTCATAGGTGTCTGAGCCGTCAAACGGCTGCCTGAACCAGTGCTCTATAACTTGAAGAGTGTCAGTCATGACATCGTGAGTGGTGGTGTCATAGATTTCGGTTTGACTGTGGAATCCGTCAGCCGCCAAGTCAAAGACGGTTATTCCTAAGCGTTTCAGATCTTCGACAAAGATTCTTCCGGCTTTGATTTTGTGCAGACGATAAACATAATCGATGTATTCGCAGTCATCCAGCTCGGCTGCGGAAGGGTCAGGGAAGATATTTGCCGGGTCAGGATTGCCGATGACGATTTTACCTTGAGCCTGACCGTCCATGAGGGAATAATCAAAGGCGACTTTCCAAAAGGCATTGCCAAGCTTATTCAGTTGTCGTTCGTTTTGGGTGTTCATGCTTGCCAGTTTGTTATCTTCTACGACATACTGAACAACATATTGCCGCTGCTTTGCTTTCATGCTGTCCAAGTCATCATCACGGCCACGGAATTCAAAGTCCGGAACATCGGGAATGATCTGAGATTCCACATGAATGAAAGGGTCCATGATTATAGCCGGGACAAAGGGTAATCCTCTTTCTTCGCAGCTGTCTTTTATTTCTTGCTGCGTTTTGTGTCGGCCCTCATAATAATCGTTAAATTTAAGCCATTTATCTACCTGTTCCTGGCGTTGGTTCATTGCGTAGGCGTACAAATAGCGAATAGTGTTCACCCTAGAATCAGGTGTGGAATAGTCATAAATTCTGCCAGATTCCAACTTGACGGACTGGAGCTTCTCCTTTTTGGGTTGTTTTTTACCCCTGCTGAATAATGCCAATGGGTTCACCTCACAATAAAAGCACCTTTTAGGGTGCTACATTATTACCTTGGATTTCTTTTTGAGCTGATCAATAAGTCTCTTCGGCTGTCCATTCTTTTGCGGTATCTTCGGGCAAGGTCTACCGGCAATAAAATAGCGTATTGCGTCTGGACCGTGAGTAAGTTCGTGCGGTTCGGTCGCTACATCATTCGGGTTCTTCTCGTCATATTGGAGCTGAGGAAGAGTCCGAATAAGATTGGCACAATTATTGGTAACGACGAGCGATGCTGTTTTGCTTTCCTGTTCATCTTCATAGGGCTTCAGCCATTCTTTCAGGTTGTACCAGCCCTGTACCCGGTTGTTATCTGCTTGAGCCAGCCATATACCATTATCTCCGAAGATCTCAGCCGTGCTTTTTCCTGTATCCCTGTTTTTATTCCAAAGGTCAGGCGGGGCAATATACTGATATATTGTTTCATTGGTCATGCCTATAATTGCTTCGGCAGCCTGAGAAACAATTAAACCACTTTGATACAGTTCTTTGTAAACGTAGGCTTTTTGGTGATCATCTACTGCAATCCAGTAAGCTGCCAGCATATCCAATCCATAATCAAGGGCAAGATACCTACGCCAACTATCCGGGATAACAAAAGGATCTATAACATGAATATCCCGTCTGAATTCGCCAAAATATTGGCCTGTGAAGATATCCCAATCTCCATAAAGAAAGGCTTTCTTTTGATCTTCCGGTAAGTTCTCAAGCCTTCTGACGTATGCCGGGTCATTTTTCATTAACACGTCATTGTCATAGACTTTAGCCGGGATGAAAGCACGCTTATTCCCAGTAACCGGATCAATCATTTCTTTTACCCCGTACCCTGTTGCTTCGATATAATCTTCTTTCACCCAGGAATGGCCAATGCCGCCAGGATTACATGTTCCCCTGAACCTTGGCTTGAACCCTTTTGGTGAACGCAAACAAGAAAGAAGCACCTGAATGCTTCTCTTTTCGTGTTTAGTTAGTTCATCTACGCCGATCCAATCCATTGACCGGCCTTGATAGCCTTCTGCGTCTGCATAGTTGCGGATGTATCTGAATTTGACTACTGTCCCATTTATCAGGGCGGCAAAGTGCTTACTTTCGTTATAGGAATAAAGCTCTCTTGGGACTTTCTCTTTCCATTCTCGGATGATATTAGCCTCTAAATCATCATAGGTTTCACGGAAGATGTACATTTCTGCACCGGCATTCTCTAACCCGTAAGCTAGAGCTTCCATTACCAGGGCGCAGCTTTTTCCTCCCCCTTTTGCCCCACCGTATACGGCTTCATCCGCTGAGCAGGCATGAAAAGTAGCTTGTTTTGCATTTGGCTCATATTGAACAGTGATATCCATGTGCTATTCCCTAGCCGGACGCGGGATGCCAAATATCACGTTGATATTCTGATCCGTTTTTATTTCAGATTTATCAACGAACATACCAAGATGACGGGCAACATTCTCCAAAGCCTTCTCCTGGTCCTGCATCTTAATCTCTATTCCGGCGTTTGTTTGTTTCACCCCAGTATAAAGCAGTTTTGCTTTTGAGCTTAAATCCCGAGTATCCTCAACGTGGAATTCCGCTATTCCCTCACCTTGGCAATATGGGCATTTTGGATGAGGCCTGAGCAGCCGATCATATCCGTACCCGCCAGCATTTGAAGGAATAACAGGTTCCTTTTCTGATTCTCTTGCAAAGTTAATCGCTGATTGTACCGCCTGCTGGTATTCTTCTTCATCACGCCATTGGTACTGATGACCTATCCCGAAACAATGCCGACAGCAGACTCGGCGAATGTGTACAATCTCGTTTGGGTCAGCTGTGGCGATATCCCACCAACGCTGCAGGACCATATCAGCTGTGATATCTGTTCTCTCAGCTCGTTTATTTTTTGCTTCCTGAATTGCTGTTTGAATGACAGGTTTTGACAAGTTTTCTGCCGCTATTCTGTTTGCGGTTCTTGGAGAATACCCAGCACGGATAGCCGCTTGAGTTGCATTTAAGTCTAAAAGATATTCTTGGACGAATCTTTCTTGTTTTGCTGTTAAGGCCACCGTGATCACCTCTGATTATTCAATGGTTACGCCTTTATTGCTGCGCATCATGTGATCATAAGCTTTAAAGGCTTCACTTTCCTGATATTTATCGATCAATAACTGCTGATCTTTACACCCTTTGCCGGTCCAATGATTACAGTTAATGCAATTAGCTTTCTGGGTTTTATCTTTTGGCTTATAGTGCCAACATTTTGCAATAGTTTCCATGTATCCCCCTCGCAGAAAAGAGAGTATGAAAAAAGACGCCCCTTCGGACGCCTTTACTCGTTACCATAATATCACATATTGATGTGTCTTTTACTGGCTTCTTTTAGGCTAACATTTTTAAAGCTTTTGCATGAAGCCTATGAATCCATCTCCAATTATAATTCATATCAACCGCAATTTCTTCCCAACTCTTTCGCTCGATATACCTTGCCCGAATAAGATATTTCTCGCGTTCAGGTAAATCCATGATGGACTGTTCAATAGCTAACTGCTTATTCAAAGCTTCCTGCAACTGCTGTTGCAGCTCCGTTTTCAGATCTGTTAATTCTGCCATAATATCACCCAGACGATCATTAAATCCAGTACCATGTATAGAATCCGCGTCATTTTTTATTCTGGTAGTTTGTTTTGTTGCAAACGCGACAAGCTCCTCTATCCTGCTTTCCAACTTTTCGATATTCCTCTGGGTCCAGTAAAATTCCTGGAGTTCTTTCTTCGTCATAACTTATACCCATCCTTCCATCGATAAAATGAATTTCATACACATAGCGCCCAATTGTATCGCCTCGTCATGCATTGCTTTATAATCAGGCTTCTTTTTCCGGATCTCATCAAATAGCTCTTGGAACTCTTCAGCCATAACCCCGTAGCCTTCATGTGCTGAAGCAAACAAAGGATATTTTTCATTCGCGTCAATCAGTTCTCCGGCCATTAAACTCATTACCCCTGTGATTTCTTCTAAGTTGTCCATTATCCATTCACCGCTTTCTCAAACATATTGACTACTGGAATATCAAGCTTTTCAGCCAGTTCGACTTCAATTCTTGCACCTCTGGATTTCTCCCAACCTTCCAAAACAACTACTCTGTCTGCTTTCATCATCCCTCTGATTGCCCGGCGCATATTGGCTTCCCAGCTTAACAAGGGATCTCCGAATTCTGCCGGGTTAATTACCTCATAACCCGATCTTCTGAGATAGTCTGCTGCTTGATTAAATGCCGGGAAGTTGTATTCCGGTATTCCTGTCATTGGTCCCGAAATGTATATTTTCACTTGATTACCCTCTCTTTCTTCTTGCCCTGTCAGCAACTGCGGCAAGGATCTTCTTGTCAGTAACCGAATTCCCCGTACGCTCCCTGATGATTTGATATGAAAAATACTTCCCTCGTGGGATTAGCGTTACGATGTAATATTCTCCTTGATATTTAACCTTCATGACTGGACCCTCTCTATTCTCGCTTTAACGGCATCCATCAAAGCATCTTGTCCTGCAGCCTTTCGGGCTAATGCGTCCACGGCATCTTCATCAATCGTACCTTCAGCCACCAAACGCAAGACTACGATTCGTCTTGTCTGCCCCTGCCGGTGTACCCTGGCATTCGCCTGCTGATCTTCTTCCAGGCTCCATATCTGGTCAAACCATACAACAGTTTGACAGCTTGACTCCTGGAGATTCAACCCGTGACCGGCTGACTTTGGATGAAGCAGCAGCAAAGGAATTTTGTCACTATTCCAATCAGCAATATCCTGGACCCCTTCTTTGCCTTTTCTTAAGATCTGTGCTTGTGGGAATCGCTGCTGAATCCGGGATAGGCTATGCTTAAAGTTGTAAAAAATCATCACCGGTTTACCGTTTGCCGCCTCAATGATGTCTTCCAAGGCATCCAGCTTGGCATCGTGGATATACTTGACGCCTTTTTCCTCGTCATAGACTGCACCGGAAGCCATCTGAAGCAGTTTATTTGACAGCACTGCTGCAGTCTGCGCCACTACATCTGCATCCTTGTATGGAAGCAGTAAATCCCTTTCAAGTTTCCTGTATAGCTCTCTGGACTCCTCATCAAGCTTGATTGGCACTTCTCTGTCAATCCGTTCAGGCAGTTGCAGCCAATCTTCAGCTTTCATACTCACAGCTATGTCTGATATGGCTTCATATATTCGCTGTTCAGCTTCCTTCTTCTCTTTCCACTCATAAACCACATAACCGCTACGGGCTCCCGGGTTAAAATACTGCTCCCTGTATCCGGTTATCGTTTTCCCCAGGCGCTGCCCCTGATCCAGCAGATAGATCTCCGGCCATAAGTCCATCAGGCTATTTGGTGCTGGTGTTCCGGTTAGCCCGACAACTCTTTTCATCATTGGCCGGACCCGGCGAAGTGCTCTAAAGCGTTTTGACTGGGGATTCTTAAAGCTTGAAAGCTCGTCGATTATGACGGTATCAAAATCCCACCTTGTTCCTAACTCGCTAACCAGCCATTCGACGTTCTCCTGGTTTATCACGAAAATATCTGCATTGGCTTTCAGCGCTCTGCGCCTCTGTTCTGCACTCCCCAGGACTTTGCTGATCCGAAGGTGCCGGAGATGATCCCACTTTTCAACCTCACGCGCCCAGGTGTCATCCGCTACACGTAAAGGGGCTATAACCAATACCCGGCAGGCATCATAATAATCATTCAGCAATAGATCTACTGCTGTCAGGGTTGATACTGTCTTACCCAAACCCATCTCAAGCAGTAAGGCTATAAAGTTCGTTTCGATAATTCTTTTTGTCGCATAGTCTTGGTATTGGTGCGGGGTATACCTCATTCTTGTATCACCTCTTGGATAAATTCTTCAATGTCCTGAACCGAATCGATTTTATAAACCCTATGCCCCATCTTCCGAAGAGTCTTTGCCCATTTTTCCTGAAGGGGTTCCAGAGGTTTCCCTGGCGCTTTCGTCTCAACATATATCGTTCTCCCGCCTGGAAGTATCACTAATCTGTCAGGCACTCCACGATTACCGGGGCTCACCCATTTAGGTACTTTGCCCCCTAACCGTTCGATTTCAATTCGGAGCTTTTTCTCGATGTAAGATTCACGCATTTTATAAACTCCTTTGATGCTGTAATCCCTCACACGCGCGTATATGAGTAATATCACGATTAGCATACGGATTATATATAGCCCTGTATTTACGTTTCATATGCTATTTTAATTATTGCTTTAATAGTAGAATTTACTGCTTCAACTGTATCAATGAAGCTATAGCCATTATCATTCAAGGCTTTTGGGTGATGCAGCAAACAGTTTTTTACTGTTTCAGCAATGTATCAATAGATTCAGGCAGGTGAAGCAGTTGATTCAGTGGCGAATCAGTAAATTTTTCACTTACTGATTCGCTCAAAAGCAGTTTGTTGTCCATAACCAGAAACGCGAACACGGCTTTTTGTTTCTCTCCATCCTGGCATACGACGCATAATGTCACAGATTTCTTTTGCTTCCCATGGCCGCATAGATCCTTTTTTGTTAAAAAGGCACTCGGCCCATATCTGTGCTGCGCATACCCTGTTCCGTAAAACCCCATTGGATTCTTCTCCCCATTCATCGACAATAGGAGTCTCAAGCCATTCCTGAATCATGCCTTCTCGGGGATCTGTTTCCATGTGTTGTGCTTGCAGCCGTGTCGCTTCTTCCCTTGCCTCGTCATCAAGCTCCAAGGTTTCGCCTACCTTAAACCAGCACAATACCTCAGCCCATATTTGCCCAACCAGCTCATCATTAAGATGCTTCCAGTGGTTAAACTTTGCTGACTCAGGGTGAATTTCTACCGGCCAAAAACGGCGGTTCCCTGTCGTATCCCTTAAAAAGTCCCTGGTATTAGTTGTCCCGAAGAACACGCATTTTCTCGGGAACTCCGACACCTGCCGGTCATAGGCTACCCGGTAACGGTCCTCTGTTTTTGAGAGAAACGCCTTAACCTCTTCAACCTCAGTCCGCTTCATTGCCGACAATTCGCCAATCTCAAAGATCCAACCAGACTGCAAATGTTCTCCGGCTTCCTTATTCTCAAACGTTCTGAGCGAATCGCTGAACCATTCCCGGCCAAGCTTTGACAGCAGGCTACTTTTACCTGCTCCCTGCGGGCCAATAAGAACGAGCATTTCATCAAACTTACATCCGGGGATATAGAGTCGCTTCACCGCTGCGAGCAGCATTTTCCGGGTAACCTGTCGTGAATAGTGCGTATCTGCGGCACCTAAATAGTCGATGAATACCAGCTCAGCTCGTTCGGTGCCGTCCCAGGTGTTACTCTCCAGATAAGCCTTGATTGGATGAAATGTATTTATATGGACCACTTCCGTAAAAGCGTTCTGGATTGCCTTGCCGGTATTGATTTCATAGACTTTGGCGAACCAATGCTGTAGTCGTTTATCATCCGCGCCCAGCCAGGGCTCGTAATCCCGACCAGACCTTTCCTTCTCTCTCCAGGGAAGGGGCTTGCGTATGACCTCGGTATTCCCGAAAGCATCATACGCAAGGACTCCAAACCATTCCCCATGGGATAATATCAGTTCTATGTTTTTGGCTGTTGGCAGCAGGTCCTTTGTTTTAGGGTGGAAGGATAATTTATCATTCCATGACTCCCCCTCAGGGTCATCGTCGAGATCACCTTCACTGCTAAACTCATCCTGGATTTCTGCCATTCTTGCCCGTTTAAGTTCAGGCTGGCTTATCGCGAACTTCTCCATGGCGATATGGCTGGGAAGCTTTGTTATGTTCGTCCGCTCACTCGCTCGGTCATCCAATTTCCCGAATTTATGGAGCCGGATCAGGTCAAAGGCATTAACCTCTTTCCCGCTGCAGGGGTCGCTCTCGTGGTGACTAAATGCAAAAGTATCGTCATCATAAATTACTAGGCCCCCGAAGCTGCTTGCCCCGATAAAGGTATACCGTTTATTGGTCCCGTCTACAGGCTCATAGACCTCCGGAAGAAATCTTTCAATCGCCTCACTGATTGAGAAACAGCGGCAGAATAATCCCACTGCCCCATGCTTCTCTTTTGGCTCTTCCATCTTTTTGCCGGTTGTCCTTTGGGCCTTATCATCCTCATGCCGGGGCCACTGGAGGGGATCTTGCCAGTCATCGTATTCAGAGAGAACATGATCAACATTGACCGGCTCACCCTCCTGGACCTCTATAACCGGTTTAGCATCCTTTGAGCAACTTGGCAGGTACATGAGCCGGTGAACGTCAAAGGTAGTCTTATCAAAGTATTTCATTCCGATGTTGTCAGCAAGCTTCCGCGCTACGGCGGCATACTCATCCGGGTTCATTGGCCGATCAACCGGAACAATCAGGCGGTATTTTGGTCTTTGTGACCTGTGGCTGTGTGTGGAGTAAATCGCATAAGCACAGCCACCTAAAACAAGCTCTACCGCGAAGGAAAAACCATCATCAGCGTGATCCGCATCCAGGGTGATAAGGCTACGGGTATCGACGTTTTCTTTCTTACGCCTGCCGCCTCGAACAAGGCCACCGACGAACGCCGGACCGTCTTTGATCTTCCCCTTAGCGATATTAGACATCTTGTCATATTCGGCCATCGTCTCCGATGTCCGTCTGACCTTCTGCAGCCGTTCGATGAACTCATCCCAGGTTAAGTATTCTGGCCGCCAGTTGGTATCTGCCCGATGCTTGCCGAAGCTTATATCTAATTCCATAGGTGTTCACCTCTCATCCCAGCAACTCATCGAATGCTTCTTGCACCGCCATTTGCAAGTTGTTAACCGCTATTTGGTAGTAGCTTTCCTTGAGTTCGACTCCGACGAACCTGCGCCCCATTTTGATTGCCTGGTAACCCTCTGAGCCGATACCGGCGAATGGGCTGAATACGATGTCCCCTGGATTGCTCCAGAGTTCTATCCCTCTGGCGATAACGTCCAGCTGCAGCGGGCAGATATGGCGCTCATCCTTTTCTTCACGAGCTGAGCGGTATTGAAGGGTATTCGATTGCCGGATGTCCATCCATACTGGGGACGCATAGCGCCTCCATACTTGATGAGAATAGACAGGTTCCCCAACGTAGGCTTCTTTCTTTTCAGCCGCTTCTTTGTCTGGTTCGGGTCTTGGCTTCTTTGGTGCTTCTGGTTCATCTTCTCCAAAGAACCGATCAAAGCCACAGGAATGTGCGATCGGCTCCGGATTGTCTCCAGGTTTCCGCATGGTTAGTAAATAATCCGGCAATCCCTGGCGGCACATGGACGAGTCTTTCTCAATTTGTTTGTGCAATAATCCAAGTGCATGTGTCCGTGTAGCTTCGGTCAGAGGGTCTTTCCATATGGTTGTTCTTGAATGATAGATAAACCCTTCCTCCTCGAAAGCTTGCCGGATCTGCGCGGGAAAATCTTTAATCCCGATATACCCGTCCCGTGACTTCATGGCCGGGATCTCCATACAGTGAAAGCTTACCAGCCTGCCGGGCATAATTACCCGGTATAGTTCTCGGATAAGAAAACGGAAATGGTCAAAGAACTCTTCATCACTGCGGCAGTTCCCCATGTCCCGGTCACTGTTAGAATAGGTATATAAGGAAGCAAACGGCGGGGAGAAGATACTGTAATGGATGCTATTATCGGGTAGTCCCTTGGTGACTTCCACGCAATCGCCGTTATAAAGAGCGAAATCCGGTTCTATAGTTTGGTCTATGGTATTAACTTGCAATCTTCTCACTCCTCAGCCACGTAGGTATTTTTATAGGGGTTATCGCGGTATACTCGGTAACATCTCTTTCGGTTGACCGGATGGATTCAGAGGTTATTTCTTTAGTGTATTTGACCATCTCAGCAACCATCTTTTGAAAGTCGGCTTCTTTTCTTTTGATATTCTCAGCCGTTGCACCTTCCCGGCTGGACGTGATCATGTGGACATTAACTGGTCTTGTCTGGCCGAATCGGTAACAACGTCTGATCGCCTGGAATAGCTGTTCGAAGCTATCCGAAAGCCCGACGAAAGCCATATCCGCGCAGTGCTGCCAGTTCATGCCGAATCCAAAGCACAAGGGCTTAGTTATCAGAATTGGGACCTCTTCTTCACGCCAGCGCCGTTCCAGTTCAACCTTTTTATGATTTGGAGTGCTGCCTCGTATTGATACACAATCATCCCCGAATATCTTTTCAAGAGCATCCTGCTCATCGTTTAAATTGCACCAGATTATCCATTTATGCATCTCCATACCTCCACGTATTCAGCCGCTTTTCTTAATAACTCAGGATCATCTTTAAATTTCCCGATAGCCATGTTGCAGTTCATACAGAGCAAATTTCTTACGTATCCGGTTTCATGGCAATGATCTACTACAGGAAAAAAGTTTGGATCGCTCGTATCCGAGTAGCCGCAAATTGCGCATTTGTAATCTTGAGCTTTGAGCAAGGCATTAAACTCTTCAAGGGTTAACCCAAACTTTCTAATCCGTTGTGCTTTCCGTTTATCAGGATTATTCTTTTGCCAGTCACGTGTCTTGGCTCTTTGCTCATCCCGATAAACATGATTTTCTGCATACTTTTTTCTACGAGTTTCGTTATACTTTGCTTGCTGTTCTGGCGTCCTTCTAAATTTAGATGGATTATTTTTGGAGTATTCTTTCATATATTGCTTACGAGCTTCCTTACTGATCGCCATACACCAATTTCCTCACAGCCTCAACTCTCTCGTTGATGGTTTCCCTGCGGGCTTTTTGCCGCTGGGATAAGGTCTTAGCCAGTTCCCCTTCAACCTCAATTACCTGGTCCATAATGGTCAATGGCGGCAGGTTGTATCCGTCGTCGGAATACTCTAAATCTGAGGGCTTTTCCAGTACAACGCCCCAACCAGCTACCCAGCGCCAGAAGGTATCTTCGGCATGACCTTTCAGCCTCCACTTACTTGTATCCCCGCCGTCGTGTACGAAGTACATGCTGAGCATTTCTGTCCGGCTCATGACTCCAAGGAATTCCGCATGGTTCCCCAGTTCCATATAATCGTTTGGTGCCGGTGTCGCGGTGCAGGCCAACCGGTAAGGGGTAAAAGCGAAGGACTGAATCAGATCCGTTCGGAATTTGCCGGTGAAAGATTTTAGAATAGAGCTTTCATCCAGGACAACCCCGTCAAATAGAACCGGTTCAAAATGATGAAGCATCTCGTAGTTAGTAATGTTTAGCCCGGGTTTTACATCGTCTTGACTCCTGCACATGGTGATCTCGTATCCTAGGGCAGCTCCTTCCCGTATCGTTTGAGCTGCTACCGCCAGCGGGGCTAGAAGGAGAATGTCTCCCCCTGTCTGCTGGTGAATGTTCATTGCCCATTCAATCTGCATCCTTGTCTTTCCTAGACCGGTTCCGGCAAAGATAGCAGCTCTTCCACGTCGCAGCGCCCAGCGGACGATATCTTTCTGGAAGTCGAATAGACTTTCATGCAAGGAATCCCGGTCTATTGAAAAGCCATTTGGTGGCATCGTGTTACGTTTGTGGGAGATGAAAGATTCATATGAGTTCATAGCAGCATCGCCTCCCAGGATATTTCGTCTATACTTTTAAAGAACTCTTTATTACTCGAAACTATTGCAGCAACTCTGCACCAAGATCTTTGGAAACTCGCCCACCCAGGATCTTGGAATCCGGACTCATCCATATAGAGCATGGCAAAAGGCATAAAACCTGCTTTTAAAGTGTCTATGCATCTCTTCTCTGCAGCCTGAAAGGTATCACCTTGGTAACCTACAAGGACATATGAGAACGTTTTACGCTTCTGTAGAGTGAACCCGGCGCCATTAAGTAATTTTCCAGCTTCTATCAATGGTTCATAATCATCTGGGGTATCATAAGCAAAGAAGATTTCATCGAGTTTGATATCTCGTAAAAGCTCTACATGCCACGATTTAAGTAGTTTTGCTTCCATTCCCCTGAGCTGGGCTTTGTGCGGTTGCCTTTTAAGCATTTCGAAAACTTCTCTGATATGCTGTTCAGAGCAAGCCAAAAGGTTATCATCTTGAATAATCCAACCGTCTTTAATTGGAAGCTCGATAAACTCTTTTTGAGCCTTATGAACATTACAGAACCAGCATTTATTAGGGCAACCACGAGATGTAATTGTGTACCCAATTTTCATATACATTCCAGGGATAAATTCACCGGCTGGTTGTTTATATGCTGGTCCTCCTACCTTAATTGGCAAACCGGTACACCCCCCCCATATCTCGGCCAAATGCTCTCCTTTAGTTTTATCCTCTGTAAATGTTACCGAGACATGAATCTCATCAACTTCCGGGATAGCTCCTTTCCTTGGATATCCAAAGAAAACGAGATCATCATCCGGCGTTGCCTTTGTTTTTCGCGGGAATATCCTTGCAATTCTCATCTCGTTTCTCCTCAATCTTTCTGATAGAAGTCGCATTCAAAGCCAGCAGCGTTTAACGGTAGTCCGGGTGCCCAGCTTATCGGCAGGCTCATGATGGATGTTATGACTTCCACTGAACTCTCCCCGATCGGCACGTCCAGGATTGCCTCGTCATGAACGTGCATCACAATCTTAAAGCCAGCACGGTTCAGGTGTTTCATGCTTTCCGCTAAACAGTCCCGCGCAATTGCCTGGACAAGATTCTCCACCAATTTACCGCCGTATGTTCTTTGCGCGATCCACTGTTTCTTAACCTGGTCCATACCCTCAAATACCAATCCATCTTTGCCAAAGTTCGGATCAGGTTTAATTCTGGGATTCACGTAGGCCAGGCTTCGTCCACTGGGTAGATCCGCAAAAAGTACACCGGATTGATACCGGTACTGGACACCGTGAGCCAGATTGACAGTAGTCTTTTCCTGAACTGCTTTTACTGCTGCCCTCTCAGCGGCATACCAGAGTTTTTTGATATTCGGGTTTGCTTCTCGCCACTGTTGCACCAGACGCGGATATTCTTTTGGGTCAATTTCCTTTTTACTGTCCATGACAGCCAAGGCATTCTCCCCACCCTGGTAACCGCAGGCCAATACTGCGACTTTGCCTTTTGCCCGTAAAGCGTAATTCGAATGACCCTTGACGATCGTCTCCATTGGAACTCCAAACATATTAGCCGCTGTTGCTTCGTAGATTTTGCCATGTCCCCGGAATACATCCAGTACCCAGTTTTCATCCGCTAGCCAAGCAATTACCCTGGCTTCAATTGCTGAGAAGTCAGCAACGATGAACCGGCACCCCTCTGAAGGGATAAATGCCGTGCGGATCAACTGAGACAGTACAAACGGCGGCGGTCCGTATAACATTTCAAGTAATTCAAAGTCCCCGTTCCGCAGCGTCTCACGGGCAACAGATAGATCCTCTATTTTGTTCTGGGGAAGGTTTTGAACCTGTATAAGCCTCCCAGCCCAGCGCCAAGTACGGTTTGCGCCACAGAACTGTAGCAGCCCTCTAGCTCTTTCATCCGTACACATGGATCGGTCCATAGCATTGAATTTATCCACGCTGGTCTTGCTCATCTCTTGGCGAAGTTCCAAAACTCGCTTGGTTTCATCGTTTGGAGCTGCGTCCAGTAATGCAGGCATATATTCTTTTGACAATCCGTCCGGAGTCTCTAAGCCGTGTTCGGATAGCCATTCTTTAATTTGAGTAAGGCTATTCGGATTTTCCAGTCCGGTTAGCTCCTGGGCCTCCTGCACCAATCTTTCACTATACTGATCAGCGCAGCCTATTGCATTCCGGAATAAAACAGGATCAAGTCTTACCCCTCTGTCGTTTATCTCTTGGTCAAGTGCCCAGAGATCCCACTCATGCGCCGGTACAGGGAATTTATCAAGCTTACGACGGATCTCGCGTTCTACTACTACATCCTGCCGGTTATATGCCTTATACTCTTCCCACTTCTCCGGGTCATGGTGCGGATAATTTCTGGTTCTTTGCCCGTTAGTCTTTGTTGGCTTACAGGGTACAGAGAAATACTTGATCAGGTTTTTACCGCGGGCATCTTTCTGGGCTTCAAGTTTAAGAACCTGAGCTACTCCATCAAGATAACCTGGCAGTCCTAAAGTTAAAGCCCATACAGAAGTGCAGCGCCATTGAGTAGGATCGCAGACAATACCAAAGTGCTTAGAAATACAGGTCCTTTCAAAATTAGCGTTGTACGCCGTCTTGATTACTCCCGGATTCGTTAGATCCATCATAACTCTGTCCGGTAGATCCTCAAAAGCGGTAAGATCAATGACCTGAATCGGATCATCGTCATAGGCGTAACCAAAGAGCAGAATTTCAAAATCCGGAGCCTCGACATATCGATACACGCCGCAATCAATCAGATCTATGCTGGAATAGGTTTCAATGTCTATTTGAAGTGTAGTCATTGTTTTACATCCTCGAATATTATTTTTCGCCTTTTGATTTCGGTGAAGACCTCTTTACAATAACCACCGGATATAATTAAGACTAAATCCCCTTCAAAAGTAAGTTGTAGGCTATCACCATTACCCATCTCAACATCTTTGAGCTTTAAGCCAAGTAATAACTTTTTAATATCTTCCATAGGTAATCTCCTCCAAAGTCCTTTGAGAAAATTGGGGCTCTTACGAGCCCCATATTCTTAGTTCATGAAATCCTCATCATTGTATGTCTCGTCAAATTCTTCATCCGCAAAGTCATCATTGACGCTGGCACGACCGCCCAGGAATTCCCCGTCTTGAACCTTTACAACGTTATTCAGCCCAGCAGCAATGCCTTTATTGCCTTTGGTATCAAACGGATAGAAATTCAGGCTGACTTTGGCATAACACCCGGAATATACTTCTGTACTGTCGGTGATTTCCTGGAGTTTGGTTTTTCCATCAGCGCCCTTCCCGATCGGTTTTGCAATACCAGGTTTAGTCTTTGAGGAAGCGTTCAGGAAGTAATGACCGGCATAGGTTTCATCATCCGGTCGTTCTTCATCACCATCACGCAGGGGCTTTTTGAGATTACCGGGAACTTTCCCGTTCCATTTGCTTTTGCCGAGTTCGATTGCAGCATCGACAGCAGCTTTGATCTTGTGAAGCGTTTCTTTATCACTTTTGGGAATAAGAATGGCTGTGCTGTATTTTTCATCCCCTCCGTCAATGGCTTGGGGTTCGAAGATATGCGCGTAGGAGAGTCTTACCTTTCCGGTAATAACCTTGGTTGCGTTCGTGTTTTCAGTAGTCATAATTTCTTAATCCTCCATTTCAATATCTTTAAAATCATTTTCTAAACTGTTAAGCTCTGCCCTGTTGTCGGTCTCCGGCACTAATACCGGTTTTCCTTGGGGCTTAACAACCAAATCATTCAATAACTCTTTAAATACTTTTTTGCCTAAGATCTTACTTTCAAGATCGCTGATACCGAGCAATTCCTGGGGCTTGAGAATTTTTTCTTCTTCATAACCGGCTTGAAGCAATTTTGCTTTTGCGGCATTTTTGTCAGTAAATGCTCGGTTACTTCTTCCCTCAACGAGCTTCCATTGTGGGACTTTATTTCCGGCGACAGCCTGGCCAAATGCATACTCTTCAACATCTTTTGCCCAGACCTTGAGCTGATCTGCAATGAATAAGATTGAGCCGACTTCCTCCAGCGTCATTAAAGCTGGATCTTTGAATTCATATTCGAGGGCTTTCATATTCTCGTCGGCGCGGGCTCGGCAGTTGCCTTTGACCTTACACCAGCGGCAGTGCTCCCCTGCTTTGTGTTCTCCTTCGCCAGCAAAAGCCAATTTCGCTGTAGGTTTAACGACGGTTTCTGCCCAATCAAGCAGTTCATCTAATGGGATAGTGTCCGTACTGACACTATCTAGCCGGGGCTGAATGATCGTTGTATTGATTTGGTTGATGCCATAAAGAAAGTTGTATAAGAACCATGCGCCCAATCCATAAAGCCGCATTTGTGGATTTCCTACAGCACTGACCGGCACTCCCTTACCATATTTAAGGTCAATAACATCTAGGATCTCATCGGCGATTATCACAACGTCCCCAGTGCCGTATCCATCAGGAACCCATTCAGTAAAATCTAGTCTTTCTTCCAGGAGCAGTACGGCATCCGATGATCGTGCCTTAGCTGCCATGTATCGTTCTTCTACCCGTTCAACGTATTCCTGAATGGCGTTTTCCATTTCCGGACCGTAGTAATTACTGGCCTTGATAGTCTCCATTCTTTCAGCAAGGGTTTTCCGTGCTACTGAATTGCATACGGTTAAGCGTTGGCGTAGCTTGATTTCAGCAAGCTCATGGGCCGTTGTCCCCTCATCGGCATAATTGCTTCTTGAATCAGGAAGTCCATCCTGCAGCTTGGCGCTAGGTGGACACGATAACCATTGTTCGGCTTTAGAGGCACTAAGAAAGGCGTGTTTCCGTTCAGCATGCTGTGTCATATAGAGCCTCCTTTGAGAAGGGCATCATTTTAGCCCTTGCATCTGCCGCAATTCTCCCGGCTTCGTATTTGTCATCAAAATACCCGAGAAATTTGGTTTTCTTGTCAACCATGATCTGTGCTAACCATTTTTGATGCGTGTTGCACCAAGAAACGCCGCGCAGACCTGATTTGTTATTGCTTCGATTAACCTTCTTATTTTGGGCATTTTCTGCATACGTTGCCTGTCTCAAATTTTTAATACGTCGATTATCCAGCGTGTTCAAATTTATGTGATCTACCTCGCAACCATCTGATTCATTTACAAGCCACCGATGAAGTAGGACTGTTCTGCGGTATCCGTTTACGGCTGGAAGCTTTCCATAAACATAGAAGGATTGAGTAGGCGGATTCCAACTCGCATACCACGAGTTCGGGAATTCCTGCGCCCTTAATAGATCAGCGGTTTCGATAATTGTTTCAATGACGGTTCCGTCTTTTCGAGCTAAAAGAATAGTGGTTGTGTCACCTCTTACCTCGAACTTATTTTTCATAGCGCCTCCAGCTTACTCATGAAAGAGGATCTCTTATCTTCGGGCACATCGGAGATTGATTTTGATCCGAATTCATCCAACAGGGATTTGATTGACTTTTTCCCTTCCGGGGATGTACCTTTTTCCTGGGCTTTGGCTCTGAGTTCGACAACCGTGGGGATATACTCGTCAGCTGCTTCGCTCTCTGCTGTAGTAGGTTCGTCAGCAGGTTCAGGATCAGGCGTTATTTCCGGAGTAACTCCCGGCTTATTTACGAGTTTTTCACTGTTCTTAGTAGCGCGTTTGGGTTTATCAGTTTCAGGTTGAGAAGCTGCCGCCCCTCCGGTGATACCAGCTAAACCGGTAATGGCCTCCTGTAATTCAATTGGACTCGCGGCTTCAATGTGTAGGGAAATATTCATCTCTTTGTTTCCTCCTTAATTTCTTCATGAAATAGGCAATATTCATAATCTGGATTAACATTTTCACAAGGATTAGTAGCACAGTTGGAGCAGGATTTTTCAGGGGCTTTACTTTCTTCACTACTCATCGACAGCCTCCGCTGTTTCTGTAGGTTCAACCGGCTCTAGCCTGCCGCACTCATCAACTCGATGAAACTGATTAGCAAAATCTAAGATGGAGTTTCGCATTTTGATGTATTCCTCATCGTCGCACTGCATTGAACAAAGATGAAAAGCGAGCTGGCAAGCCAGACGTTTATCAATTTTCCATCTCAAGCCTCCGCACCTCAGCGGCAAGCAAGAGAAGTCGAGGTCGGCACCGCTGAGGTCGGCACTCCTGAGGTCGGCACCGCTGAGGTCGGCACCGCTGAGGTCGGCACCGCTGAGGTCGGCACTCCTGAGGTCGGCACTCCTGAGGTTGGCACTCCTGAGGTCGGCACCGCTGAGGTTGGCACCGCTGAGGTCGGCACCGCTGAGGTCGGCACCGCTGAGGTCGGCACTCCTGAGGTCGGCACTCCTGAGGTTGGCACTCCTGAGGTCGGCACTCCTGAGGTTGGCACTCCTGAGGTCGGCACTCCTGAGGTCGGCACTCCTGAGGTCGGCACTCCTGAGGTCGGCACTCCTGAGGTCGTAATCTAAAATTGCTTTCTTGCAGCCTGAGCGCAGCAGCTCCAGGACTTCTTCACGGTTAAATTCTTTTTGATGTCCTATTACCTCAAAGGCGCTAGCTTTGACATTCCATGTTCCTGAGCCACCTTGCACATGCTCTAAGATCTTCACCCTTATTTCGCTTTCGGACAATACGTCTACAACGACACCTTTGGTCATATTTTCATCTGTGATTGAATAACCGTTACCTGGTAAACCCTTTACAAAATCACCAATATTCATTTAAATCTCCTCTCTTGACTCCTGATTTGTTAAGATGTAAACTGATCTTGAATAATTTTCTTTGTGGCCGTTTTTAACGGTCTTTTTCTTTTTGTGCCTGCGCATTTGTCGCATCGAGTACGTTAATTAGTTTTCTTGCTCTTGCTGACGGTCTATCACTCGTCGCTCGATCTGCATCGAATAGGAAATCCCAGGGAAGCAGTTCAGGTTCACTACATTGATAATTTGCCGTAGCTTCCATATTGCTTGTCACCTCCTCTCACTTCAGCATTCCGTTTATATAAAGCAGCTCTATTAGTCTGCTGCTACGCTCGCGGTCATGCCGTTGAGCATCTCTTCGCTGGATGAAGCAACGAGTCTTATTTGCTATGAGATTAAGTATCCTTTCCTTGGAACGGTTCCGTTTGCGTTTCGCCATACGTTCACCTGCCTTTCATAGTCTGATAAAGTGCTTGCCTGCCTCGTTCACTCCCTAACCATTCTCGGAGCGCCTCACGCGGGAATTTTACCGTTTTAGGACCAAACCATAAGGCAGGAAATCCCGTTTTAGGAACTGTGTGGGCGAGTTGATATAATCTATCTCTCCCAATTCCAAATTCCCGAGACGCTTCTTTTGCGGTTAGCAATGCTTCATTTCTTTTTTGGTTAGGAAACTCAATTAACTTTGCGGTTTGCTCCATGGTGGTAACCCCCTAACCCATTCTCAGGTATTAACTTTTTCACAAACAAGATCATTCAGAGTTACCCCTAATCTCTTAGCAACTTTTTGAACTTTATCGATTGACGGGCTGTTGGTAGTCCATTTATAGATAGCGCCGTTACCGAAACTAAGTTCTTTTTCTAGTTTTGGGATAGAAGTACCATGTTTTTTGCAAAGATCTTTGATTCTCTCAACTAATGGCATTGCTGATCCTCCTTTCTGGAAATTATTTGTAGAATATAGCAGCTTAGATGTTGACAATAGTCTGAAAATATTCTAAAATTGGATATAAGAAATACGCCAATTAAAACTCGTGCGGATACGATTTTTTAAATGGGACCTTGTAATTCTTATATTTTTGTTACCTTTTTTGGATAATCTAAGCTGTTAATACAATAATATCTGAATATTTAACGTAAGTCAATAGTGGTCTGATTATTTTACGTAATTTTATTTATAAAGGGAGTGTTTCCCATGTTGGAAAAAATTCAGAGATTATGCGAGCTATACAAAATAAGCCTAACCAAACTTGAAAGAGATCTAGACTTTGGAAGAGGATCAATTTATAAATGGGACAAAAGTTCTCCTTCCTCTGATAAAGTTCAAAAAGTTGCTGATTATTTTGGTGTCTCAACGGATTACTTGCTTTATGGTTTTGAAAGGCTTCTATTGAACCAGTTAATTAACTATGTCCGGAACAATAGGACATATGAGGAGTTCGCGAAGGATACAAATATTGACTCGGACGAGATTTCGAAAATATGTATGGGCCTTATACTAGAGCCCCCTTCCTTATCAACTATTGAAAAAATCGCTGCGAATAATCCTGTAGATTTTTTAGTAAGTCGTACAGATTTACTGCAAGCTGCAGGGTATATCGATCAATCAACTGCGCAAACAGTCAATAGAGAACAGCTAAAAAAATATCAAGCAGAATTAGAAGAAAAACGATTAGTACAGCCGCTCACTCCAAAAGAAGAACGTGATATAGCAATAGACTTAGAAAGAATGATGTCTGATCTTGAATCTGATCAAGCCCTCGCTTTCCAAGGAGAACCCCTTTCTGAGGATGACAGAGAGCTTCTCCGTATATCCTTAGAAAACTCTATGAAACTAGCCAAGCAAATAGCCAAGAAGAAATTCACCCCTAAGAAATATAGATAGAATTCAAGGGAGTGGTTGGTATTAACACGATTAAAAAAAGAGTTATTAGGCTCACTAGAAGATATAAAACAAACAATCCTTTTAGGATCGCCGAGTTAAAAAATATATTGATCCTTTTTGAACCATTAGGGAATACGTTAGGATATCACAATAGCTATAAACGTTCAAAGTTCATCCACATAAATGAAAACCTTGAAGAAATAGAACGGCAGATGGTGTGTGCCCATGAACTAGGACACGCTATTCTTCATCCGAAAGCAAATACTCCGTTTCTGAGAGCAAACACTTATTTTTCTACTGATCGTATCGAAAGAGAAGCGAATGAATTTGCGGCAGAGCTATTATTGCCTGATTATCTCTTCCATGAAAATCACGACAAGACAATCAATGAGATTGCTGCCTCTTACGACATACCAAGGGAGCTGATAGCATTTAAAAGGTTATAAAACAAAAAAAGACTCCCCTGATTTCAGGTGAGCGTATATTTTTTACCCTTTTGCTTGAACACACGTTCGATTGGAGGTTAACAATGCCTAAACAAAAAGATACCGCTGGCGAAAAGAAATATAAAAAGAGAAAACGCGGAAATAATGAAGGGACAATCTGGCCTTATGAATACGGATATAAAGGTCAAATAACAGCCGGAAAAGACCCCGCAACTGGAAAGCCTTATCGTCCTACCTTTACTGGTAAAACCAGAGCAGAGGTAGCACAGCAAATAACTGAGGCCCTTGAGAAGGTAAACAAGAATAAATACATCCGTCCGTCAAAGGTCACTCTCCGTGATTGGACAGCAACATGGAGAAAGGATTTTTCAAAAATCAAAGCAACTACCTGGCGCGGATATGAAACTGAATTAAGAAATCACGTATTCCCCGCATTGGGTGACTACACTTTATACGAGTTAGAGCAAGATCCGTCTCTGATTCAGTTGATGATAAACAATATGGAGAAGACGCCAAGGAAGGATAAACGAATAGGGAAAATACTTAGGACCCTTAGAGCTGAAAAACAAACCAACCCCGAGGAAATATCAGCGGCCATTAACATTGATCCGGAATCATATGTTGCCTGGGAAAAGAATTTAGAGATTCCTGACGTTGAATCGATCCAAAAAATCGCTGAATATTATCAAATTAGTACCAAGAAACTGAATATCTATTTATCACCGGCAACCATCATTAAGACTCACAGGATTTTACACAGTATCCTTGCAAAAGCTGTAAAATTTAAGAAAATAGCATCAAATCCGGCTACTGGGATCGACGTGCCGCCACCAGATGCGGAAGAGACTCAAACATTATCAGATGAAGAAATGGATAAATTTCTGACTGAAATTTTGAATTATCGGTATTTTGCAGGATTTATACTCTTAATCGGCTCCGGTATGCGCCCCGGTGAGATGATAGCACTGAAATGGTCACAAGTAGATTTAAAGAATAGGACTGCAAATGTTGAGGAGACACGGGAAAGGGTTTTGAATGAGGATCCGGACGCAGAAACAAAGACAAAAGTAATAAACCAGGAGACAAAGACAAAAAAGAGCAAGAGGATGCTCGTTCTGGCTCATAGGGTAGCAGCTGCTCTCAGATTACACCGCATCAATCAAATAAAAGAGAAACTTCTTACCGGGGAAGAATATAACGATCAGGGATACGTTTTTGCTACTCCTACCGGGGAAGCAGTGGATTACCGAAATTTCTATCGTTCATTCCAAGCATGCCTTAGAAGACGCGAAATTCCTCCAGTAAAGCTTTATGCTCTTCGTCATACTTATGCGACGATATTATTAGAGGATGGAGAAGACTTAAGAGTCATTCAGGAGATTCTAGGCCACACTGATATCCGAACAACTAAAATCTATACCCGTGTTCGAAGAAAGCTTAAAGAGCAAGCCGCTCTAAAAATTGATAGCCATTTAAGAAAGAAAAAGAAACCCCAAAAAGATGAAAAAATAATTGGGTTGCAGAAGAGTTGCAGAAGTTGAGCAATTGCAGAAGTAAAAACAAAAACCAAAAGACACCGCAAGGGTTTGCGGTGTCTGTGTTTTCCGTGGAGCCGATGGTCGGAATTGAACCGACGACCTGCTCATTACGAGTGAGCTGCTCTACCCCTGAGCCACATCGGCATGTTTGGTAACCCATAAGCTTTAACAGTATAACATAAGAAAAATAATTTGTTAAGGGTAAATTAATCAAAAATGTGGGAAAATGAAAAAATCCTCAATTGACTTTGTAAATGCAACCTATACATTACTGGGTGATTGCATTTAAATCTTCAAACAGGATAGTGGCATTAAGTCTTACAATCGAAAGTCTCCTTTTTCTTCACTCCCCCATGGGGGAGTGATTGCATTTAGTCTGGCAATATTCCGACAAGAACTTTAGGATGTGTTCTGCGGGAATCTTTGAGTCAAAGGAGAATTTACCATGGCAAAAAACAAGCATCTCACTGATTCGGAGCGTCTACAAATTGAGCAGCTACTGCGAGAGGGCGTATCTCTTAAGCGGATTGCCGTCACCCTT